TAATATAGGTTGTCTTTCAAGATTTCTATATTCTGTATAGTCTATTACTACCATATCTTCTTTAGGTGTATTTTCTTTAGTTTCAATATATTTTAATATATTGCCATTTTCTATTGATAAAGTATAATCTATTATATTTGTATCACTTTGATTAAGTAAGCTTGTTATCTTTAATGTTCCATTAGATTTCACATATATATTCCCACTGATACTCGCCACTAGTTCCCCTAACTCTTTTATTACTGTTGAACCTTTATTAATCTTAATAACAGAATTAGTTATATGTTCTCCACTTGAATACTTTATCTCTTCAATTTCTATTTTATCTTCTGAAAAACCTAGCTTTTTAGCTAAAATCCATAGAATAGAGTTCTCTTTATCACTTGAGTTGTAATACCATTTATTTATATATGTTGTATCTTCATAGAATTTAGTCTCATAACCTTTTACTGTTTCATCTTTGATAGTTATATTTAAAATATTTTGTTTATTACTATCAAGCCTTTCAGTTAATTCATATACTTTACCTAGAAATATTGTTAATTCTGTATCATAGAATACATCTACTATTTTTATTAAATCTTCTTTTTCTATAACTTGCACATCTATTTTATTATCAAATACTAAAGATACACTATTAGGAGTTAAAGTATTATTTTTTTTAAGATTTTTATTGATAGATAGACTACTACTCCTTAAAGCAGTAGTCAGCTCTGTTTCTTTAGTTATATTAAATATTTTTAATTCATGCTTAATATTATTTTCTGCTTTAAATGTTTTTGTAAAATATTCCTTACTTACCACTTAATAACACCTCTGTTTTCTTTTCATTAAATAGAATATCTTTTACTTTTTTTGCAAACTCTTTAAGTGTTTCACTATCTGCAACTCCGTTGTTGTAAAAATTGAATGTTAACTCAACATTACCTTGATATTGTTGTGTTGGAATTGTTTTGGCTGTTGATATTCCACCACCTAGATACTCGCCACTTGCTCCGTTAGTATCTCTGAATGATAAGCCGTTAGCCCTTAATAGTTGCTCTGCTTTATCTAGTTGCTCCTTAATAACATCAAAAGCTTGTTGTGGGGTCTGTGCTTTACTCAATTGTTGCTTATATTCTTCTGTGTTTAGGTATTTTTCAATTATCTTTTTGTAAGTATCACTTTCAGCAAAAGCCTTAATTAAGCTTTCTTTAACTGAATTATATATACTATCCCCTAAAGACATGCTAAATTGATTAAAGCTATTTGTATCAAGGGCAGTTTTCATAGCCTTTGATAATGCTTGCCCTAATTCCTTGCTCTTCTCATTCATTTCATTTAACGGCAACATCTTATCAATTAAACTATCATCTATACCTTGTTTTTTAGCTTGTTCTCTTATAAATTGTACTAAGTCTCTTACATCATTATTTAAACTATCAAAAGCCTTAATATCTTTGAAAAAGTCTTCAAAAGATAAATCTTGTTTAAGTTCCTTAACACTTTTACCACTTAATCTTAAATCTCTTAGTTTTTGTGATATATCAAGAAATTTTTTATTGGCTTTTTCTTCAAAATCTCTAAATTGACTATCATAGAATACTTTAGACATATTAGTTCTTAACTTGTTAAAATAACTCTGCAGACTTTCTGCTAGTGTCTCAAGTCCTTGTTTTCCTAAAGCTATATTATCCGTAAGTTTCTTTCTAGTATCTTCAAAAGCAGTAACTATAGCCTCGTTTTGAGTTATTAGTTCCCTTGCTTGTTTTTCAACTTCTGGCAATATCTTATCAAGGTCTTTTCTGCCCTCGTGTAACTTTTTAAAATGCTCTACATATTGCTTTATTTGTTCCTCTTTAGATATGATAGATACACCATCAAAACTCTCTAGGATAGCCTCTTTTTTAAAGTCAGTAACTCTTTTTTCTGCTTTTTCTACATTCTGTATATGCTCAAGAAATTGTTTTTTTATCTCTTCAAGATTACTTGCACTTACCCTTAATTTCCATTCAAAATTTTTACTACTATCTTTTTCAGTTTTGCTAAATTTTTCAAGGTCTTTCTCGGATAATGCACTTATTTTTTTATAATCTTCTCTTAGTTCTTTACTTGTTTTACCTTTTACTTGATATAGGTCGCTAAAGTTTTCAGTGTAGTTAGCACTTTTATTTTTTCTTGTTGCAACTTCGATAAGCTTATATAACCCTAATGCTCCATAAAGCAATCCACCTGAAATAGGTATAGATAAAGCACCATAATTCATTACACCTTTTTTAAACTTTTCTTCTCGACCATCTCTTGAAAATCTTAATCTTCTTTCTTCTACTCCATTTATTAGTAGTTTAGGGTTAAAGTTAGTCGCAAATGCTTTAGTAAATTCACTTAACATTTTTTGATTTCTGTCTATATTAGCATTGCTTGTATTTTCACTGGCAACTTTAACAAGGTTAAGATTAAGCTCTCTCATGTTCCTATTTAATTCATATAAGTTTATAGCTATATCTCTTAATTCAAGTTTTCTATTATCATATTCAATTTTTGATTTTTTAAACTCTGTATCATCTAAGCCTTTCAGAATCTTGCTAGCTATATCTGTTACGAACTTAACAACTGACATAATTGAATTAATTATATCTTGAGGATTTAGAGTTAACACGGCTTTAGCAATATTTGTTGCCATATCAAATATATTACCGAATACATCAAGTAAGACCGATACTATCTCTTGCTCTTCTTGTGGTAGTGTGCTTGCTATCATCTGAATTGCTTGTTTTAAATGGTTGAAATAATCATTAACATTTTTAAATATTTCATTAGTTGTAGGTTTTGATAGCTTTTTAGTCTTATTATTTAACTCTATAGCTTGTCTTTCTAGTCCCTCTAACACTTCTATAATATTTTTTGATATCTCTACTCCGTATTTGTCAGTATTTTTTTCTAACCTAGCTTTAGCTTTAGAAAACTTTTCTTTAATGATTTCAGCATTATCTTTAACATCTATAGTATCTAAAATATCTTCAAAATCTTTTAATTGTTCCTTTTTATATTTAAATAACTTCTCGCTAAATTGCTCTAATTCATTGTTAAATGCTTGTTGTAAGGCTTGATACTTACTATCTTCTAATAAAAGACTGTTGTTACTTGTTGCTATTGTTTTAAGGCTATTTTTAAACAAGTTTTTATCAAAATTATAACTATTTAACTTATCATCGTTTTCAAATGATAATACCATTTCTTGTAACTTAGAGATTTTTTCATTTAATAGGTTATTTGATTTTTTATGTAATTCAGTTAGTTTAGATTGTATATTAGTTTCTTCTTTTTTGTAGTCTATTTCACTAATTAATCCATTTACTAACCTATCATTTAATTCTTTTTTCTCTTCTTCTAATGAATATATTCTGTTTTGATATGCACTCTCTTTAAGATTAATAGCTCTTGTTTCATCTCCAACACTTAACCAATAGTTGCTATCATTTTCTAAAAAGTCAGCATACTTTTTAAGTAATTCACTCTGTTTTATAGCCCCTATTTTAACTTTATCTTCTAGTGCCGTTAACTCGTTATAATTTAAAAAGCTAGTTAATTCATTTAATACACTAACTAATTCAGAGATTTTGGTATCGTTTTGTCCTAATTTATTATGCTTTGCTAATTCTTCTATTTGTTTTTTAGTATCTGCTATTTGTTTATCTATGATATCTTTGTTTTTATAATATCCTAATTGTTTCAGTTTAATATTTATTTCCGTTTGACTAGCTATATCTTCCTCGATTTTTAATAAATCTTTAATAATAGTTTCTTGCTTAACTACTTCTTTATAATAATCTCTTAATTTATATGCTTTATTTTGCTCAGCAGTAGTTATTGCATTCTGATATATAGCTATTTCTTTCTCTTTTTTATCGCTAGCATTTTCAAAATTTTGTTTTTCTAATTCCTTTTTGCTTGCTAATATGTTTTTCTCTAATCTATCTCTTAATTTCTTTTCGTTTTCTTCATCAATAGCCGTTGTTATCTTTTTATATTCTTCATCTAAGCTATTAAACAAGTTGGCAAAAGCAAGCTTATCTTTTAACTCTGTTAGTCTATCTTTATAAGTCTTTATATCATTATTAATCTTGCTTAGTTTTCCTTTATCGCTTGTAGACTTCGCTAAATCTAGTAATGTTTTTATAACGCTCTCATGTTCTTGTATCTCAAGCTCTATCTTTTCCTTATCATTTATTATTCCACTATCTAGTAGTGATTTAAATGATTTTGATTTTCTAGCTAATAACCCTAAATTTTTACCTACTCCACTAATTAAGTTTATGATATTAGTAAATGTTGTAGTGTTTAAGTCTTTGTCATTTATTCCGTTTATTTCATCTTGTAAGTTTTTAGCTAATTGTTGCCATTTATTAAGTTTTACAGTTCCATTAGGTCTGTAGGGTCTATCGCCGTTTTTAAATCCTTTTTTACTATCTTCTTTTTGAGTAAGCGAACTAGGTGCTTTAACTCCCTTGCTTAGATATTCTATAAATATTTTTGCTTGCTCTAAACTAGAAAATGTAACATCTCTTTTATCTGTACCTTTAACACGATATTTACCATTTTCTGTTTTGCTAACTGTGTAATTGTGTCCGTTGTTGCCCTTAAAAACAGTACTATATCCCTTTATAGCCTCTAATAATACAAGCTTAGCATTTAGCACTTCTTCTATTATGTTACCCTCTGTATCTGTAAGGTTTTGTTTTGCAACATCTGTAGCTTGTTTTATTTTTTCAACATTTTCTTTTGAACTGTTACCTATAACTCCTATAATATTACCTTTAGTATCAGTAACTATATTTCCCATTAATCTTTCAAAAGATTGTATTTCATCAGAGTGTTTTTTAGCCTCTGTGCTTAGTTTTGAGAATACCTCTTCCTCGGCAGTTTGTATTGAGTCTGCAATTATCTTTAATTTCTTGTATTCATCTTTTAAGTCAGTCCAATTATCCGCTAACTTTTTAAGCTCTTGTGAATTAAGCCCTTTGAAAAGGTCGCTGTAGTTTAAATAACTTTCAAGTTCTTTCTCTGCTTTTTCTTTATTTCCATGTTGTAAACGGTGGGCAATTCCATATATTTGACTCTCAACATTTTTATCATTCACTAACTTATTAAGCAAATCTTCTGAAATTCCTAGTTTTGCACTTGATTGTATTTTTTGAATTTCATATTGTTTTTGTAATTCTATAATCTGCTTTTGTTTATCTCCAGCTATATCTTTAAGTGAACTATAAAATTCTTCTTGTTGTTGTAGTTTTATCTTCTCTTTAATAGAATTGATAACGGTTTGTACGGCTCCATTTACCTTTTCCCACTCTTTAGCCTCTTTACTAATTAAATTTTGTAATTCAGGATACATTGTAATTAATTGTTCATAAATAGCTAATCTTTCTTTTTCTTCCTCGTTACTACTTTCTCCTCTACTACTCTTTTGTGATAGATCTTTATATCTACTTGCTAGGCTTGTCAGTTGTTGTTTTTGCTCTGCAAAACTTCTTAAATAATCATTAGCACCTTTAAATGATAACCACTTATTAAGTCCTTTCAAAAAACCGTTAAGTGTAACTAAACCAACGGTAAAAGCTCCTTTAAGCTTATCTCCTATAGTTATGCTTAACTCATTGAAATTAGCCTCTAATACTTTAACTTGGTTAGCATATGTTCCTATAGTTCTTTCAGCGTCTCCGTGTATAAATGTAGCACTTTCCATTATCTTGTTGTATCTGTGCATTACTTTTTCAGCTTGAGATAAGTTAACCCATCTTTCTTTGATACCCTTAGATAATATGTACTCTTGCATTACTAACTCATTAACAAGGATACCTCTTCTTTTTAAAGGCTCACTCTCTCCAACTATACCAGCCATAACGGCTCTAAAAGCTTCATCATCTGAAATGTTTTTAAATGAGGCTAAATCGACTGAGAATTTAGCTAGGTCTTGAGATACTTTATTAAGCATTTCTCCCTCTATACCTATACCTTTATAAACCGAACCTATATTACTTGCATATTCTTGCATGTGGTAAGTACTTCTACCCATGCTATCTCCTGTCTTTTTTGCCCAACTTTCAATAGCTTGTGATGAACTTTCAAAAACTTGTTCTGTAATATTTTGTAACTCTATCATTTTTGAACTTGCATCAACTGTGGACAATACAACATTTTTCATTCTGTTTACAAAATTCATTAAATGTCTTGCAGTATTTAAACTAAATGCTAAAGTTCCAGCCTTTGCGAACTTTTCAAGTGTCTTAGTTGCTAGACTCGAATTATCGGACACTTTTTTAATTGATTTTGCAGTTAAGTCAAGCTCTCTTGTAACTATCTTCATCTGAGTTTCAAGCTTTCTAACTCTACTTGTTAGCTCTTTTATAGTTCCCATAAGTCCCTTTTTAGCACTCATTAGGTCAATATTACTTTTAGCTATTTTTTTTAAATTTAATGATAATTTTTCAACTCTTTCATTTAATTTATCTTTTTCTCTTGCTAAAGCTGTAGTTGTTGAACTTATTTGTCTATATTCTTGCTTGACTTGTTTCAGCTCTTCTTTTTGTCCTTTTATTATTTGTTTGTTCTCTTTTATTGATGAATTTAAAGCATTTAACTTAGTTTTAGTTATAGTTAAGTCGCTTTTATGTACTGATAGTGTATTATGCAATTGTTGGTAAAACATATTAAGAGAGGTTATTTTATTCATACTCCCACTTAATGATTTCATCAAATCTTTTTCATTTTGTGTTAGTAATGGTATACTTTTTGATAATTTACCAATTGAATTAGCACTTGCAACGGCTAACTTCTCGAACATCTCCATAGCAATACTTAACTTTTCAAGTTCTGTAACAGTTTCTTTTATATCTTTTTTACCATTACCTAATTCTTGTAAAGCTGTAACAAGTGCCTCAAAATATTCTACCCCTTTTTTATTTAAGTTATCTTGAGAGGTACTAAGCTTGTTTAATTCTTCGTTAAATTCTTTTAATCCTTTGTTATCATATCTTGTTACTACTTCTGTTTCTATTCTTCTACCGTTTGCCATTTGTACCTCTACTTTCCTTTAGTTTCTTCAATATTTACTTCATTAAATATTTCTTTGATGAAATTAAGTTTCAAAATAACCCAATATGGGTGTTCTCCTTTTGACTTAGAAAAAGGTAAATTCGATATTTTATACATACCACCGCCTAAACCAAATGGTACATATTCGATATAATCTAAGTATTCAAAAATATCACTTAATATATCTTCATAAGGATTGTTCCCGTTTTCATCTTTTATAAAAGTTTGCTTTCTAAATAGACTTCTTACAACTGTTTTATAATTCCTTAAAACCTCGGTATTATTAAACCCATATCACTTGCTTTATCTCTCATATGTTCCATGATTTCATCAAAAATCAACGGATTTCTAGTTAATACCTTTTGAATGTTACTATCATTTATTTCACAATCTGCTTGTCCCTCTACAACAATCTTTAATATCTGTGATTTTAATAGCTTATATTCTTTAGTTTCTAAAAAATCTAAATTCATTGGTATAATATCAGTACATGTATTACCATTAATTACACTCTGTCTTATAAAGCTATCCTTAAAGTTTCTATAATTCATATAGTTTTGATAAGTTGGTATTAACTCCACTACTATTTGATTTTCTTTAGTTCCATAAGAGGTAACACAAGTTACCTCTCTATTTTCTATTTTTTCCTTTTTCATAATTAACCACCAATACCAGGTTTTGGTTTCATAGAATTATCCATATTTTTAAATATAAACTCAATAGGTTGTCCCTCTGCATTAGGATATGCTCCTAATTCTTGAGTTAATGAACCATGACCACTTAAATCTCCCATTTCATTGTTTTTGTATTTTACATTAGGTAATTTAATTACAACTTGTTTAGTTTTTTCAAATTGTTGTTTTTCAACTGTAATATCTTCTGCTAGAGTTATCTCTAGTGTAGTCTCTCCGTTTGAAGATAATAGCTTGTCTGCTTTTAAGTATTCATCTTTATCTAATTGATTGTAATTTAGTGTTACAGACACTTCACCTTGTCCGTTTTGTATAATTTCTTGTGTGTGTACTTTATTAATTGCTCCTCTTTCTTCTAATGAGTTACTTAATCTAATGTCAGCACTTTCAATTTTAGCTGAAATATCTGTATCACCTTTTTTAACCACTACTCCTAGACAAGTTAATCTCTTACCATTATTTGCAATAGCATTTGTTACAGTATGTTTCCCTTCTTCTTTTTTGTGTGCCATTCCCTTAACTTCTGCCTCTAACTTAACATAGCTTTCAAGTGCTAATCCTAACGACAAGCTATCTACTAAACATGAGTCAGTTTGTTCTTTAAAGTTTTTAACTATTAAGTTTAATATTACTGTTAAAGGGGTCTCATATGTTTCTGTTGCAGTATATGTTCTAGTGTGTTTATTATCAGCACCATTAGTTTCAACAGCTTTAAAACCTGCACCTTGTAATAATGTTTCAAGTTCTAATAAAGTTGGTTCTAAACTCATTGAACCACTTACCCTCTTTGAACCTATAAATCCACTAGATTTAAACCTACCATTAGATATAACATTACTGTCTACAGTACTTATATTTTCTTTAATTGACACATCAGTAACATTCATTTTAAGCATTTCTGTAGTGTTAGCTTTTTTTTCCTTTTCTACACCTACATATAATTCTAAATTCATGCTCTTATCACTCCTTATTGTTCTTTAATTGTTGTTTCTAATTTATATGTTGCAACCGTTCCTAGCTCACTGTCATCTACATATTTGTAATCTGGTATAAGCTTACATTGACTAACCCACACAGAGGTATTATCCGTTGTATATCTAACATCAAATAATTTATTAGCAAATCCACTCAGAAAACCGTAAGTGTCTCTCGTTTCTAGTTTTTCAACTAATACAAGCTCAAAAACTCTTGTATACTTCTTGTTACCTATAACACTTGAACTCTCTATTAATTCTTCTATAGGTCTTAATACAAAAAATCCATTTTCTAAGTTTTCTTCATTTAATACCCCATTTACATAAAAGGTTTCAAGACCTGATAATTCTTTTACTTTAAGAACTATTGCTTTATAAAAACTATCAGTTATATCACTTGTTTTTAATTCTCTATTAGGAATATTAATGTTGATAAAGAAATGTCTATCCTCTTTTTCTAGGAATGTACCCTCTTCTGTGATAAAGTAAACATTTCCCTCTATCTCGATTTTATCTAAATTTTCTCTGATAATATCATATATATTATTTGTTTGTTCTTGCTCGATTATATTATCCGTTTTATAAATAATATCAATTAAATGAGTTGTTGAAAAAGTTATTCCACCATAATTATTTGCCTTACTTTCTCTATTGAAGATGAATAAACAAGGAACTTTTATGTTTTGCTCTACACTATTTACATAAATAGGTAGCTTAGTTGCTTTTTCAAGTTTTTTAGCTAAATGATAATTTATTAAATTTATCATATAATACCCCCTCTAACTATTTTATCTACATAATCTTGTGCTTTTAATGTTCCTTTTAAAAGCATAAGCCTTTTATTTGAGGTAGATTGAAATAGGCTTAATTTATCAGTCTTTTTGTTATGATATTCTAAGAATGCTTTTCTTTTGTTAAAGTTATAATATACATCTTCTAAAGTTTCTTCCCTTGCATCATCTCTTCCCTTAGCTCCATACTCCACAAATTCAGCATATCTAACATCGTTATACACTTTAGTTCTAAATGCTTTACCACTGTGTGTTATTCCACCATGTTTCCAACCACTTTTAAGATAACCAGTTACTACAGGAGTTTCTTTTTTAGTTTCTTCATAAAGAATATCTCTTATTTTTAAAGTAAGGTTTTCAGCAATAGTTTTATTCCATAACTTAGTATTTTCTTGTATGTTTCTAATTTCACTTATTTTTAAATTATAAGTTATTTTAATCATTAACCTTTTACCTTTCTTTGTATAGGTATTTCTAAATGTGTATCATACCTATCTATCATACCTGTGTTTTCAAATACAACAACTTCATCTCCTACTGTAATCTCAACCACAGAGTTTAAAGGTACATTAATATCTAGGGGCAAGAAAAGAGTTGCATATTTTGTTGATGAAAAGCCTAAATCTTGTACAGAGGTCGTAACCCTACCATATTTAACATAATCTAAATGACAAGGTATATTTTCATACGTAACCTCTCTTTGATTAAACCTTTCAACTCCATATTCATCTTTTATACTTTCTTCTACAATAGTTTTGATTGTACACACTTGGTCTAACATAAAACCCTCTACTATCTTTTTGTGTAGTTTTATGAATTTCTTATTAGATAGCTTTAGTGCATTATTTAATCTATTTTTAAAATTATCTACCATTTCAGCACCTTAAACATATTGATTTCATCACTTCCATAGTTTTTTAAATGTTTTTCTACCCATTTTAAAAACATCTGTTTACTACTTTCACTACCTTTCTCAAAACTTACTGTAGTATCCCCTATTTTAGTTGAGGTTATAAAAGGCTCAAGTTGTAATTTTTCTATATCTACTTCATTAACTAAAACTTTATTATATAAAATCTCTCCTACTACCCTATATATCCTTACATATCTTAAACCTTTCGGTATATGGTTTAAATTGGTCAAATTCATTATCCTAAAATCGTTTCTTCTTATAGTGTGGTCGATAAGGTAATTATCTCTTTCTGTAGGCTCATATCCTACAAATTTCAATAATTCCCTTACCTCTAAGACCACTTTTTCTAATTCTATTTCTTCCTCGATTTTAGAATATAAACTTAAATATGAGTTGTTTATATCCTTATTCATAATTATTATCCTTTAGATATAACTCTAGCAATAGGTATTAATTTATGTGGGAATACATCTTTTGAATTTTCATCTCCATTATCAATTAATGTCCAGTTTGTCCCTACTTTTAAGTCATCAGCCATAGGCGAGATTTTTGATAATGTTTTGTATGAAAATCCATGAGGTGCAAAACAATATCTTCTTCTTGTAATCAATGTTGTTTCTCCACCGTTTGTTTTAGCGTCTCTAACCATTTCTTGAGGAACTTTAACATCAAGCCATGAGAATTTTATAGCTCCTTTACCTAAAACATAACTTACATATTTGTCGCCATCCATAGTTCCATCATCTGTAATGATTACTTCTTTACCGTTCCAAGAGGCAAGAGTTAATTCTCTCTCTATTCCTTTTTTGTCTGTATATTTGTGATGCTCTAACAATTGAAGATTTTCTAAGTTAGTTGCAACTTGTGAGTGCATAACTACAACTTTAAATATAGATTTTTTATCTCCAGAAGCTTTTTGTATTGCATTGTTTAAAGTTGTTGTATTAACAACATTTTTTCCTACACCTTTTTCTTCGGTAATGTCTAATGTATGTTGAGTTACAAATTCAGTCTTTTTAACATCAGCCTCTGACTTATCAAATAATCCGTGTAATGTTGCTAGCAAGTCATCTTCTAAATTATCTTCCCAGAAATCAGTTAATTGTGCAGCCATAATTGCATAAAAATCAACTCCACCTGTTATGTCATGTGAAAAGTCTTTTTCCATGAACCCTGCCATTCTTCCTAATGCAATAACTGTTTGGTGGTATGTGTTAGTTGTTTCAGCAGTTATATTAGTTTTTCCATCGTAATTTTGTACTGTTCCTTTAATTCTTCCTAAAATAGGAATAGTTGCAAAATGCGAACCAGTCTGCTCGCTTAGTAATGTATTTAAAGTAGGGTCTGTAACTAAAACTCCACTTTTTAATAATCTATTTTCTCTTAATCTAGGGAATTGCTCTATATATCTCCCAAAAGCCACTTCATTAAATATTTTGTGGTCAAATTTTTGCATTGCTAAACCTTGTTTAACAGCCATTTATAATCATCTCCTTTATAATTCACTTAATATTTGCTCATAACTCTTAAAGGTATCAGTCGAGTTTACTTCATTGCTATTTGAGGTTGCAGGTGTACTCCCTTTAGGGTTTATTTGCTCTACTTGTTTGAATAAATAAGTTTCATTTTCCTTTAATGTTTTTAATTGCTCATCAAGTCCTATCAATTTATCATTTTCAAATTTTATTTTTTCTAAATCTAATAAAGCTTTAGCCGCCTTATTGTTAATAGCTCCTGCATGAGTTAAAGCAAGCTCTATTCCATTATCTAGCCTTAAGCTGGCTAATTTATTTTCATACTCAACCTTTGCATTTTTATTTGTTTCTTGTAGCTCCTCTATTTTTGTGCTTAAATCTTTATTATCTTTAGTGATTTTTGCTAATTCTTTTAGTTGCTCATCTCTTTCTGATAATTGAGTTTTTAATCCACTTAGCTCATCTTCTTTCTCTTTAAGCTTAGATTGAGGTACTAACTCTGCTAAAACCTTGTCAGCATTTTCTTCTGATAGTCCCATTTTCATTAATTCATCTTTATTCAAGCTAATTACTCCTTTCTTTTTTAATCTATGTATGTGTTGTCTATACATCTTCTTCATAGTCATATAAATAATATGCAATACTTCTACAGTTATAATGCAGTGGTGGAACAGTCGAACCTATCTTATAAAGTTCGATAGGATAAACTCTATTGTGTCTAAACCTACATATTTCAGTTGTTTTTTCATCTATAACAGCTATAATCTTAAAATGTGTTGCTCCCGTTTTTGTTGCATACTCATATGCTCCTTGTTCTGCTATAGCTCTATTTTCATATTCAATAGACATTTTAGTATTTCTGTTTTCTGTCTTTTTATATTTATCAATGATATCTATAGTTTCTTTTTCACTAGCTCCCTTACTAATTAAAGTCCTTACATCTCGTTTAATTTTGTTAGAGGTCTTAATTGAGTTTTCCCATATCTTAGTTTCAAAAGTTTTGCTATCAAGTCCTCTAGGTTGTCTTATAGATTTCTCATTAACTAAAATAGCCCCTACCAACAACTCTAAATAATCATCGTTTGCAGTTTCACTGTAGGTATCAAGTAATAATTTTTCAGTAACTTTTGTTTTAGTTTCTGCTAATTTCATAATCAAAATATCTATCTGTAAATCTAAATAGTCTATTTTTGTCTTTGTTTGCTTTAGTTTTTTTGTTAAATATTTCAAAATATGTTGTGGAATAAATTTAAAATTAGAAAATTCTTTAAGTTGTGTTTTTAGATTGTGTAATTCTTTTTGTGTGATTGTTTTGTAGATATTGTGTTTGCTTTCTATTTCTAGTGTTTGAATTGTGTTTATTATGTTTTTTATTTTATCTTCGATTGTTTGATATGTTTTTTCTATTTCTTTTAAAATTAAGTTGATTGTTTTTTGTGAATTGTTATATAATTTTTCTTCTTGCTCTATTTTATGTTTTAAATGCTCTCTGTCGTTATTCATCTACATCAACAGACTTTTTCTTGTCTGCACCCTTTTTGTCCTCATAGTGATTAAAATAGCCGTCATTTACGATATCTAACTCATGCAGTTCTTTTTCAAGTCTTGCTAGCTCTTCTTTAGGGTTAGTTACTAGTGGGTGTTCCTCTATTAGTTTCTCTCTTGATAACATCCCTTGTGATTTTAATAAAAGGTCTATAACTTGCCCCTCATTAACCATTATATCTCTATCAAATATGACAGTTACCTCTTCGTTATCATAATTAGGTAATCCTTTATTTTCTAGGTATCTATTAACGAACCATATTATAGTTTTAAATCTCTTTTTTAATTCTCTTTCTGTCTCGTTAGCATCTAAATCTATTGTTGAATACATAGACTGTATATTCATTGAGTTAGGGTCATGTCCTAACATCTCGTTTTTACTGTCAAATGTATTTGTAGTTTCATATATACCAGTCTTAGCTATCCTAATTGCACTTTCAAATACTTTCTCATTTACACTTAGGTTTAATGTCGTTACATCTCCATTATCTCCAACATTTATAGCTCCTGTTTCTACTAAATTACCTCTAAAATCTCTTAGATTTTGTCCTTGAAATCCTTTCAAAACTATAACCGAACTACCCTCATCTTGTTCTACTCTATCTAAATAAGAAGATACAGCTTTATTTAAGCTATCTTGCATTGATTTTACATTTCTTATTAGTGGCAATTCAATATGCTTGTTTTTGAAAAAAATTAAAGGTAATTTTTCCCAATTGTAACCTTTTTCTCCTATAGTAAAGTAGTTTTGCTTGTCTATTAAGTGTAATTTACCTCTATCATATTCATATTTTGACATACCTACATATGTATAAACTTCTACTATTGTTTTTTCAACATATTTTTTATTCTCAAAAACTTTAGTTCCGTATTTTCTAATAGCGAACTTTAATTTTTCATGATTGTTATCTTCCCATATAGGTATAATTTCCTTGCTATCAAATAAGTCGAACTTTAGATCCCCTTTTTCATTATAGTATATATATAACCATGCAACACCATATAAATATATGTTCTTTACCATTAAATATAAAGTATGGTAAAAGTCTTCTTCAAATATTTTTGCCAACTCTTCGTTATATTCTTCATTATTTGAGGTTATAGTAGGCTTTTTACTCACTAAATAATTTGTTTTTTGGTCTATAATCAGTTGAAATTTATTATCTATTATCTTATTACAAGGTAATGTCTTCATTTCAACGACTTGTCTTAATTTTGTGTCGTACATGGTTCTTTTTTTATTCTTTATATCATGGTCGCCACTATAATATCTATCAGCTAGTGTCATCTCTTGTATCCTAACCATATTATCATAGTCGTTTTGCAAAATATAAAGGACTTCATCTAATATAGTCATTTCCTCTATTTTCTCCTTTGTCCTAAAAAAGTTTAATACTTTATTTAACATTTTATCTCCTCGTTAATCAAAACTAAAATGCACTTCGTTTATTTTCTCAGCTATTCCAGTTAAAACATCAGGTGCGTCATCGTGCTTGTTTTTTCCCTCTCTTTGATACTCATAAAGGTCTGTTGCAAACTGTTTCCACCTTATTTTCCAATCATTAGGGAAAAATATATTTTTACTTACCCATGCACTATGTGTTAATATTCTTGTCTGTTTATTTTTATACTGATGAAATCCAACTAAGGTAGTATAATTAGAGTTATATTTCTCAAAAAGCATTCTTTCTATGTTCCTTTTAAATCCCTCTCCACCACTATTAGTTTCAACATTAGCTAGATTTACCTTGTTATTATATAGCATTTCAGTAACTAGTGTTTCTGTTACTTCCATACTAGCCTTAGTATATAAGACATCTAATACATAGGCTTGTTTATTTAATGGTGCATATACAACCATACATAAAAAATCCGAACCAGTATCGGCAGTATCTATATAGGCTTTAATCATGTTAGGCTCATAAGGTAATTTCTCATATGTTAAAAACTCGTTATATAATCTACCCTTGATATCTATAGGCTCTTGGTCATAGTTAGCCTTTACTATATCCTCCCCCATATTAGCGATATTTAGCTCATATTCTCTTTTATCTAATATACTATCACATAGCATTGTACCATCATCTTGTAGTGCTTTATATTTGATTTGTTTAAGCTTTAACTCGCTATGCTTACTTGCAAAATCTAAATACCTACCACACAAATCTTTAGTGTGCCACCTTGTCATAACTAATACTATCTTCGCTTTCTTCTGACCGTTTTCACTCTGTCTTTTTTCTTTTCTTGATAACATCGTGTTATTAAACCATGACCAATGTTGGTCTAAAGCCGTACTATTGTTAGCCTCTTCATTATTTTTTATCAAGTCATCGACTATAAGTAGGTTAGCACCGAACCCAGTTGCCATACCGTTAGGCGAGGTTGCAAGGTAGTTACTCCTTTGCCCCTCTAAAGCCCACAATTTAGCTCTTTTTCTAGTCTTATCTATCCTTACATCAGGGAATATATCAGCAAATACTGTCATAGTCTCCCCCTCTGCTTTCTCCATAGAAATACCATTTCTAACCGATTTTGAAAACTCTGTTGAAATATCCTCACTATAAGAGGCAGTCATTATTTTGATTGTATTATCATTACCTAGTATCCATTGTGTAAATAAGGTTAGTGTTAAAGTCTTACCGTGTCTAGGGGGCATATTAACTGATAATACATCATCATCGTTATACCAAAAGTCTTGTAATTCATTGCAAAAGCTCTTTAAATATGTTTTATCTTCTGTGTAAAAGTTGGGAACGATTAATTGACAATAAGTCCAAAAGTTAGTCCTAGCATACTTTCTAGCATACCTAATAGCCTTTTCTCTAGCAACTCTAGTTAGTGTTGTATTAGTTAATAGCTTCCCTACATCTATTCCTAACATACTTTATCAGTTTCTTCGCTTTCATTTTGTATGTTAATTAGTTGTTTTAATATCTCTTCTTCGCTCTCTTCTATATCACTTTCAACTAAAGCTCTTTCTCTTGCTAGCTCTTCCTCTTTTGTCCTTAATTCAACTTCATTTTTTCTAACATTCTTTAATATATCTAAAGCCTTTAATCTATCGCTCGTCTTTTCCTTTCCACTTAAAGCTATCTCACTTAATATCTCTTGTATATCATGGTTAGTTAATACTTTTGTTTCTTTTTCTTTAGTAACATCTGTATCATTTAACTCTAAATATTCCCTAATTAGTGGTAAATCTAATGGATTTGTTTTATCCGTAACCTTATAGCCAGCTTTATATTTAGATACTTGTACATCTCCTGTCTCAATATATGTTTTACAGAATGTGTATTGTCTATTAGTCAATCTCTTTAATAATACTCTCTTGTAAATATCGTCGTATGTTATTCTATAACCCTCTCTAGTAAACCCCTCTAGCTCCATTAATGTTACATCAACATTATATGTTAAAATATCAGTTAAAATTTCCCTAGCTTTAATGTCTCTCTCTTGTCCTATCAACCATTTAACTTTTTCTTTTACTTGTTTTTTCATTAGCAACTCTTTTTGCTTTTGTGTAACTGTGATTTTAGGTTTTGCCAATTTACCACCTACTTTCATTTCTAGGTATCTTTTTTACTTTGTTTTTGATTGTTTTTTGTATGTGAAATTTGATTGTTGAGTTATTTTTGATTTTTGTATGTTATTTTGATTTGTTTTGTGTGATTTTTTGTTTGATTTGTCTCTTTCTTGAAATTGTATCTAGGCTAGTATTTTAATGGATTTTGAAAAAATTTTTTTGCGATTTGGAGTCGCCTTTTTCAAATCCATTCCCCTCTAACCCCTCCCCATATCATTTGGGGGTACTTTAATTTGAGTTATATTATAATATAGATTAAAAACCTTGAAGTAATCAAGGTTACAAGTCATTTAATATATTCAATTTAACAAGTTTTCCAAAGAGTCGAAAAAACGCTCGAAAAGCTAGAAAAATCGAACTTTTTTATATTTTGAAAAATTTCAAAAAAAGGCTATAAATTGGCTGTAGATATAGTAAATACTATAGTTACAGCGGTTTTATATTACTAATACACTACTATATACACAATCAATTAATTTAACACAAGATATAGTGTATTATTGTACGATATAGAGTATATTAGACACAATATATAGTAATAAATTATAGAATATAAACAAGATATATATAATGTATTACTATTTATTAACTAATGATTAACTTGTTTAATGTTATTTTAATGTTATAAGAGTATAATAACATTACACACAATAAAAGTCAAGTAAAATCGTGAAATAATTTAAAAGTTTTTTAAATGATTGAAATTAGTTGAATTTATTTAAATTATAAAGTTGAATTTTGTTGAATAAAAAAATTTAAAAAATAAATATATCAACTAAAAAGGGTGGTGAGTTGTGTTGTTTTTGTGATGTGCAAACTCGTAAACTTGTTGCCCCCTCAATACTCCCCCATACTAGCTTCAAGCGATTTTGTTTGTCAAGGGGGTGAATAAGTGTTATAGTTTTGTTACATTCAATAATGTAAGTTTTATTATAGTTTGAGTGTATCAAAAAAAGTTGAAAAAATTAAAAAAATATTTTAGTTAAATAACTGTAAATTTAAAAAAGTATTTTTTAAAAATGCCTTATAATCGTTATATAATCAACATTTGGGTGCATTTTATTTGTTTCACATTATGAAATCAATAAAATTGCATTTTTAAATTAAAGTACTAAAATACTCACAAAGTCAATAAAATCGTTATCAATTTTTTACAATTTCCAAATTAAAGTATAGTTAATATTTACACTTGTCAAATAGTATATATTTGAATGTATCTACCATTTTTAATTCATCATTTTTGTTAATTTCTATATTTTCGTTTTTAAATAAAATGCGATTAAACTCAATCAATTTATTAAGTTGTGTGTCTTGTTGTACTGTCAATCTATCACACTCCTTTTTTTCATCTTTAAAGAAGTCAAGAACACTACATTCAAGAGCTTCTGCTAGCTTGTGAAGTAATTCATCGTTTAATGGATTTTGATTGCATTCGTAATTACTCAAAGAATTGGCGTTAATTTTGGTTAAATTAGCTAAATCTCTTAAACTCAACCCCCTTTTTTTTCTAATTTTTTTTATATTTTCAATAATTAATTCCATTTTTTAAACTCCTTTTTTACTTTTTTATATTTTAATTATATCACAAAAAAAATAAAAATAATATAAGTTTTTTTTGTTTTTTTATCTTGACAAATTACAATAAAAATGATATAATTATAGTGTAAAGAGGGATAGAAAGTAACAAAAATATAAAAATAATATAACATATTTTTTTAAATCCTTTTTATCTTTAAAAGTTACAAAATTAAAAGGAGAACAAAAATGGACAGATTAGAATTGACAAAAGGAATACTACAATTAATCATCAAGCAAATTGACAAAAAAGGAGACAATTACAAAAGTGAAGATATTTGGCATGATTTACTAAATGCGATGAGATTTAATGCAACTACATTTAAAAAAGAAGTTAATAAATTCATAAAAGAACAATTACAAAATTTTGAAGATGAAGAAATTAAAAAAGATGAATTAATAGAAAAAATAAGTGATTTTGCGTTTGATAAATATATCTGGACAATTAATAATAGAAAAATGTTAATGGATTTTGAAAATTTTGACGACTCTAACTTTTATTATAATGTTAAAAATGAAGTTTTAGAAATTTATGACATTAAAATATTGAGTGACAATAACCAATTTATTAAAGTTTTAATTTCTAAAGCTACAACAATAAAATTATCAAACATTTTTGAAGAATTAAACGAAAATAGCGAAAATGTAAAAATAAAAGATATTATAGAATATTTAAAATAAAAGGGAGAGTATAAAAAATGAAAAAAAATGAAATTAAGTTCAATTTTATAGTTAAGGCAGACTATTCAAAAAAAGCAAACTTTTACGAAGAAAACAAAAAAAAAATATTTAATGATGAAAATGTTCAAAAATTGAAAAAAAGAGAAATTGAAAAAATAGCAGATTTTAAATTAATTGAATTTTTTTATTATTTAGACGAAACAATTAGAAAGTTTCAACAACGTGAAGACAATAACGAATTGGGAAAAATTATATTTTTGTTTTTAAGTCATAATATTGATAGAATAAATAACGAATTTAATTATTTTGATTTAATTAATCAAAATATAGATTATTTTGAAATCTTAAAAGATTATGAAAAATTTAAAAATAAATGTTTACAAAATTAATCAAAAAAGGTGCATTAAATCAAAATTAATGCATTTGACAAATTCAAAAAAAAGGAAGTCAAAAAATGAAAATTAATAAATTAATTGAAATTATCGAAACTTTAAAAAAAGAAAAAAGAGCAAATTTTATCGAATTTAAAAAAGAAATTGAGAAAGTTACAAAAAAATAATATAATATAAAAAATAAAAATTGAAAAAAGAGGAGAAAAAAATGAAAAAAGTAAAAAATTTAATAGAAGAATTGATGGAAACTACACACGAAGACTGCAACTATAAAACTATATCAGTTGATGGGGAAGGTGTTTTATTTGTTGAGGCTTTTGTAAATGAAGATGGAAAGAAGGAGCTGTTTATCTCGGACGAGACTGCTTATGGTTGGGGATACAACGAGGAGGAAGAATGCTGGGAATTGTATGACACTGTATGGGGGCGTGATGAATTAAATGAAGAAGAAATTGAAAGAATAAAAGAGTTAGAATATACTACACATAATATAAAAATAAAATATTAAATAAAAGGCTAATAATTAGCCTTTTTTTATTGCTTAAATTTTTGAATTTAACGAACTAATCAAATAAGCTTAATTATCGTTATAGAGACACAACAATAATAAAGCGAGGTGCTACCTGCCCCACTCATTTTATAGCCTTAAAATAAGTTTAAAACCGAAGATAGGGGCATATATTTAAAGGGTTAAATATTCTATAACAATAAAAAAGCACGGCACTTTATAGCCGTACTCCTTTACTTTTCTAATTTTTTTAAGAAAGAAAAACAAAAAAAACACAAACAATCTAACTCGGTTGTGGGAGTCGCACCCACTGTAACTGCTACCGAGATATAAGATATATCTAAGATATAAAAAAATATCTGAGATATAAAAGGCTTAAGCTCGTGGGTAAGATATACCCACAAGCTTTGAAATTGAGGGGGGAATTAAGAAATTTGTTTTCTACAATTGTATTATACAATATTTTTTTATAAATTGCAAGTCTTTTTATAAAAAAAACTTGAAAAATTAAAAAAATATTATATAATATATATCATAGTAACAATTAATATATTTCTACGATTTCATTTTTTAGGAGCTTTAATGCTCCCATTTTTTATTTTGGTACATCTTCAAAGTGCATTTTTTCAAAACACATATCTTTATCAACTGTTACAACTACATTATCTATTTTTTGTATAACCTTTTGCTTTATTTCTTCCTTGCTTATTCTAAAGGCTGTAATTTGCTCTAAAATGCCCCACATAAGGTTGATAAGCCTTGTGCTTAACTGTTTAAGCCTTGTAATCTCTTTTGTGCTATAAAAGGCTTTAAGCTCTTCATATGGAGTTATTGCTAGCAAGTCCTTTATACTGTATGTGCTTGATAATATATAAAGCATATTAGAGATACAGTATAAATCATTCCTATCTGTTATATCGTTAGTATGCTCTTCTATGACCTCTTGAAAAGCCTTTATATACACTAAATTCATTATACTATGTGCAGTTTTCATCTTCTCGTTTTTTGCTATGCTAAGCATTTTGTATCTTATTTCTTTAGGCTTATCTTCAAATGCCTTAAAATAGTTGAATAACTGCTTAATAACTGATAGCTCAGTCTTAAAGCTTTTCACACAGAATATATAATTATTAAATTTTAAGTCTAAGTCTTTTCTTAAATTGCCCTTAGCTTTCCAGTTTTCAAATTGTTGCTTTAGTCTAAATAGTTCTAAACACTCTTTTAGTATCCTACTACCAGAAATCGACAAATAAGCCAACGATAAATTCTTTTCAACTTCCTCGTTTTTCATTGCCTTTATATCTTTCATTTCTTTTTTTGCTTGTTTTAATAAATTCTTTCCTAATTTCCTAACCATTTTAAAAACCTTTCTATATTAATAAAAAAAGTGATAGGGGGGTATTATTCAAAATTAGATAGTTTAACAAGTAGACTAGGGACTTCTTCTTGCTCCTTACCATAAGGGGCGACAGTTGGCTTTAAATACTTTAAATTAGCAATCTTTTTATCTTTTCTCATTAACAATTTTCTTAGCCTTTCTCGTTCTGCTTTAATCTCTTGTGATAGTATCTCACTTGATAACACTATATCCTTTTCGTCTGTTTCTATTTCTAGCTCTATACTCTCATAATACCTTTTTATTTCATTTAAAGCTGATATGCTACCATTAATAAATATTAGTTTTTCTATATCTGTATCTTCTATAGCCGTACTTCTTTGCATAACCATTCTTTTTTCTAATCTTTTAATCACTCTTTTTAATTCTTTATATTTATCAAATTTTACTTTTTTATCCATAAATTATAACCTTTATTAAAAAAATAATATATAGGGGGGTAAATGAAATCTAAATCCTTTTATTTACCCCTTTCTTTCATCTTCTTTTTTTCTCTCTTTCTCAAGTAATCACCACTAGCTATTAAAAAATCTCTTTTTCTATCAATCATAACTTGTTGTCTCTCGTTGATAGCTTTATCTATTTGTGTTGTCAGCTTTCTTATATCCATTTTATCAAAATCTTCTACTTTAGTTAATTTATGTAATATATATTCTGTATCATAATTTAAAGCATTTATAATAAATCTAGCTAAGTCTTCTAAGCTATCTTTACTAAAAGATAGTAAGTATTTTAACTTTCTTTTTGTATATATCTTATCTTCAATGTGTAATTCCCCTTTTAAATCGACAAATAGGTTGTGTTTCTTATTCAACGGTAATAATTACTCCTGCCCTTGATTTGTCCACCTCATAGCCTTTAAAAATAGGAATTAGACATCTCGCGCAGTCATCTTCTATCCAACTTAATTCAACCATTAAATCTTGTGGTAATTGACTTGCATTGTTATAGTCAAAATCTCTCTTACTATCTCTTATAAAGTAAAAACCTACCTTTAACGGCAATTCTTTACCTTTAATCATTTCTAAAAACTTATCTTTGTTATCTTTCCACTCTTTTTTATGCTCTTTTAAATATTTTTGTACTGTCTTGCTATTGATGAGGAACTTGCCCGTCCATTGCTTACTATTCTTAGAGCTCGGCACATTTCCACTAATAAAAATTTTATCTACCACTTACTAAATATCTCCTTATTTTTATTATTTCTTAAACTTTCCCCATCAAATTTCACAAACTTACATATTTCATTAATTCTATCAAATATTTTATTGCTATTACTAATATCGCCTAAAAAATTCATAAAGTTATCCGAGGTTAAGTTAGTAGTTATGATTAAACTTACATTATACTCATATAAAGTATTGAAGATTAAAAATACTAACTCATAGCCCCAATCGGTTATCTTCTCGTTACCTAAATCATCTAATATTAAAAGATTAATTTTTTTTAATAATTTAGTTAGCTTTTGTTTACTTATCCCTCTTTTATCATTTGAAAAATTTTCTTTAACCATATCTAATATGTGTCCTAGATTAGTTTTAATTACCCTATAATCCTCTTTTAAAGCATTGTAGATACAATCTACGGCATAGGTCTTACCTACACCTGCATTGCCTTGTAAAAAAAGCCCTAAGCCCTTATTCTCGCCTTTTTTGATATACTCTACAAACTTTAAACATGTATCTTTATTTTTAACTTTTTTATTCCAATTATCAAAAGTGTTGTTATTAGTTCTAGGTGTTTCTATATTCAATAAGTCTAATTCTTTTTGATATAGAAATGGTGGCTTGTATACAATATCAGCATACACATAATCCACTTCTTCTGTAAGTTCTGATATAGGTGTTGCATTATTCATAAGCTTTTTAGTCATATCAGCAACACTTTTTACCATTCTTCCCAACCCTCTTTTTTAAATTCTTTTCTAATTTCTTCTACTTCTTTTTCAATTTTTCTTTTTTCTAATCCCTCATTTAGATAGTTTTCAAAATTAGTTGGATTAAAAAGTGTGCTAGGTCTAAGGTATTTATTCATAACTCTATCATTTTTCCAATCTTCAACTTTAGTATCAATTACTAAATAAAAATCTTCAAGTGTGTATTTATCTTTTAATCTAGCATTAATAAATCCGATAGTCGCCTTTGTTTTTGCTCTGAATATCTTGTTAGTTTTCTCATTTAAATAATCTATTATTTTTTGTATGATTTCTTTATTATCCATTAATACCATTCCTTTTTATTTAAACAAATCGCCAATGTATTTGTTTTTGTATTCTTGTGTCAATTCTTTATTTTTTCCTAAATTTTCAATAGAAATACTCCATGTTTTATAAATAGTCGCTATTCTTTTTTGCTCTTCAAGTGGCGGTATATCAATTTCAAGTTCTTTTAAAGAGGCTTTACTAATTCTCATGACTTTCGTTCCTGTTGCATGTTTTTTTACAAACTCCCTTATTCTCTTACTGTAATTTAATTGAATAACAATGTATTCTAAATCTATTAAATCAATGAATTGTCCATATGTTTCTAAAATTAAAGTTTTAGGTGTTACTGCAATAGGAACTTCCCCCTTATACAGTACTGCTTTTAATAGATAATCTAAACCAAAATCTTCTATTTTTACTATAATTTCATTTTTATAAGCTTTTACATTTTCAGAATATACACTACAGTTAATAAATGTTTTAGGTTCTTCTAAAGTTATTTCTGTATTTCTTCCTATATCTCCACTGTGTAAAGCTCCACAATATCCACGACTAACATAATCTTTCTTCGTAAAACCTTTACCGTTATTATAATCTATACTAAAAACATCAATTAATTTCATTCTTTTTATCATTATAAAACCCCTTTCAGCTTTTGCTCATATTCATCACATATTGTTTTTACTTCATTTATCGCAAACATCAAATCAATGTTAGCTCCAAAATCTTTGATTAGAAAATAATTTAATTCTAATCCATCTTTAAGATTTTTGACTATTAAGTTTAAACTTTGTGAATTTAATTCATCAATATCTATCTCAAGTTTTTCAATTTCTTGTTTAGCATATTGAGTTACTGACAAATTAAAATCATTCTCTTTAACTTCTTCATATGTTGCTATATATTCCACTTCATCTTCAGTATTGATGAATTTAATATTAGTATCTTTTTTGTTCTTATTGTAAATTATCAAGCATGTTGGAACATCGGTATCTTCAAACTTTTTACCTTGAATGTGTACTACTGTTTCAATGTAATTTTGCTCTACTAACCACTTTCTAATCTCATATTCTGAACTCTTACGATATAAAATACCTGGAAAATTAATTACAACAGCTTTACCATTGTCAGCTAATCTATCAAGTATGTGTAGATTAAAAGCATAATCTCCTTTGGCTTTAGGTGGTAATATAGGTTTTCCTTTTTTATCTCTAGGATAGTCTTTAAAATTGGCAACAAGGCTTTCATCTTGTATCCAATTTACAGAAAATGGCGGATTACCCATAATACATTTAAACTTTTTATCTTTAAATGCACTATCAACTAAAACATCTCCTACTACTCCATTAAAATTTGTAATATTTTTGTTACAAAATTCAATACCTAACTCATTTATATCTTGTCCATACTTGACTACATTATCATCGAACACTTGAAATAGACCACCGTGTCCACAAGTAGGGTCATACACTTCGTCTACTTCAAAATCAATGAATGATTTCATAAACTCAGCTAATTCAGTTGGGGTATAAAATACCCCTTTCTTTTTAAATTCTTCTCTTATTGCTTTAATACTATAACTCATTTTAATCTATTTCCTTTTGTTTTAATTTTTGCCACTTTTTCCTAAATCTAAATACTTCTTTTTTTAAATGGTCAGCACAAGTTTATATTTAATCTTTCTCATATATTTTTACCCTTTCTTTATTTAAGCCCACCAACATAGCCCATCGTTGTTGCAAATTTTGACATATTCATCATCTTCGTTATCCTCATCTTCCTCATCATCATCTGATAGTTGATTTAAATAAGCATTACCAATAACCATA